AATTTTCTAGCCTGTAAGCGAGCGTATTCTTGTTCGCCATACTGTTTAGAAACTTTAGCTGTTCTGGAAATCTTGTAAGGTTCGCGAAAGATTTGCGTATAATTCGCTAATCTACGAACTTTCTTACTAGACATACCTTGAACACCAGCGCCCTCAGCATAACCTTGTTCAGCACCATGTATTTCAATGGTGTCGCCATTGCCAGCGTAGTCACCTGCGGCAGAAGCCTTGGCGGCTTTAACCCAAGCTGAGTCTGCTGTACCAACAAAAGTTAGCGTTAAAGAGCCAGTAGCTCCTGTAACCTCAACGTTTGTCGTGCTATATGTTGCGACATTATTAGTAATACCTGAGATTAACCCCAAGTCTAATGTCATACCGCTGAAATCTTCAACGATCACATACTTGTTATCAGTACCGTTTTGAATTTTCCCATCACCTGATACAGCAACCTCATAAATGTTACCAACTTCAATTAGCTCCATTTGAGCTTGTCTGTTCATAACCAGTTTAGTTGCCGCTGGTGGAGTAGTCCACGATACCTTTGTTGAGCGTTTAAGAAAATGTTCATCTTCCATCCATTCGTACTTGGGAACAGGTGTTGACCTTTTCCCCACTCTTCCCAAAAGGGTAAATAGAGGTGTTGCGGACGGGTTGAAATAGTGAACTTTCTTACCAAGCTCAAGAATCTGTTTGGTAGAACCGTCGGTAAATTCAGCGTAGTGACTACCGTAGTTCTTTCCCATGCCATCATTTAATGCCATAATATTCTTATCCTATCTTTAGTATTTTTTACTAAATTCCATCAGACCATCAATCCATTCATCTTGAGCTTTTTGTGCAGTAGGTTTTGGTGGCGCTGAGCCACTTATTGCCGCCGCAGAAGGCACTTGCCTTTTTTCATCAGCTCTAGAAGGCGGAAGATTGTCTGTTGTTCCGTTTTCCATTTGTTGTCCAGATAGGATTCTCCAAACCTTAACCATATTCTTAGTTGTGACATTTTCATCGTTCGTCATGAACTCAAGGTACTCTTTTATTTGATCATCACTGAGTTTTTCATCGTTTTTCAGATAGTCTAAGTATTCAGACTCTTCTTGCGCTTCTTGTTGTTTACTATCTCTAGCACCAAGTTCGCCTTGAACAGCATTTACTACTTCGCCTATTATCTGTTTACGTTCATACTCCCGTTGTTCTTTGTACCAATCATTAGAGGAAGTCCCCTCCGCATAAATATCCAAAGAATCGAAATCCTCTGGCATTTCTGGTGGAGCGTCCTTGCTCTGTTTCTTTTCAACGACACTTTGCATTGCTTCTACAGCTTCTGGATTAGCGCGGAGAAACTCCGTAAGCTTTTGTCCTTCTTCTGCTGATTGGCGCGATTTATCATACATGCTTTGCATCTCTTTATAAGACTTAGCAAGTTTTTCACGCCCTTCGTCATCATTGCGAAATTTGCCATCAATAAGCCACTCGTCACTTGACTTTTCATCGGTTTTAGTTTCTACTTTATCCTCTTCTTCATTCTGGACACCTTTAGATTCCGCCTTTTCAGCAACAACAGTCTCTTCAGAGCCTTCATCTTCTTTTTGATCTTCTTGCTTTTCTGGTGAATTAAATTCAACCAGTTCGTCATGAAGATCAAATTCTTGATCTTGGTTATCTTTAGATTCCTGTTCTTCACTAAGTTGCTCATCTACTTTTTCTTCTTGGGCCATACGATGCTCCTAACTGTTAGTTACCCTCCAGCTTTTGCTTTTTGGGGCTGTTGTTTGATTGAGTTTACCATATCTCTCGCCTCTTTAGATGCTATTCTCGTAACATCTCTTTGGCGGGCTTTTTCAAGTTTTTCATTGGCTCTTACATTTGTTACAGCTTCTTGTACGCCTTTAGTGGCTTCAGAAACTTCTGCTCTCATATTTGCGTGGAACAACTCTCTTTCTCTTGTTTGTAAATCTCCACCCAACTGCTTTAACTGTTGTGACAGTTGTTGCACTTGATTTGTAAGTTGGGAAATAGTCCCCATTCTTTGTATAAGTGCGCCTTTATCAACGTCAGTTTGCATGTTTAAAATTACCTGTTCTTTATCATATATACCAGCTTGCATCAAACCTATATCTCTTTGAAGGTCTGCCATAGGATTTTTAGCTTTTGTCGACCCAACAACAACCTCAACGTCTACGTCTGCTGTAACAACATCGTTCATAATCCTTATTACACCTTGAGTATGATCGTCAACCGGAAGATTGATTTGAACTTCTTTTTCATCTCCTAAAGGATTTACCAACCTTAAAACTCTTTGTTGATCATAAACGTAAGGTATCCATTCAACCGCAACTTTTCCTAAGATCGTTAAACAGTCAAAAACTGGTAGTATTTTCCAGTTTTGCTTTCTAGACACAGCTTCATCTATTAATGAAGCCTCGCCTACAGTTCCGGGGACAGCACTTGGGTTTCCTTGTTGAAATTTATATGAGCCAAAAACCTGTTCTATGTCAACTTCATATCTTTGTTTTTCATTATACAAAGAACTAGAAACGGATGGCGGTACAAATTCTTTTACCTTTCCTTCTTTTAAAGCGTTTGGATTTGCTCTAATGATCGCGTTTGGAACATGCCATTTAGCAAGCTCTTCTGGGTCTAGCGCCCCATCTTCATATATTAATTTAAAATTTGTTGTAGCGTTTGTGTGCGCTATAATTAAAGCTTCGGTTCTGTTTAACATTCTCTGCGGAGATTTAGCATGCCTAACATCTCCAGACGGATATGGGTTTGAAGCATGTTCATTACAAGCTGGCGCAATCGGATAATTAGAAATAGGTAATATTTCATCATATGTTACCGTTTCCCCAATTACACACGTCTCTCTTATTCTTCTAACAAACACCTCTTTAACATCAACACCTTCATTTTCAGCGTATATTAAAAACTTTTCATCTTTTTTTAATTCTTCATATTCATCCCTATCATACATTTTTGTATATTTTGTCAAAGGATCAATAAGTCTTATTTGCGGAATTGTTATTCTTTCCCACCGTACAAATTTTCTAACCTTGGGTAAATGTCCGTCTTCTGGCACATCAGCTTTATGTATAGCATAATCTCTGTTGTATTTATCGGTAGAAAGCTCGTTTTTGTGATAATCCTCTTTTGCTTCTTCAATTTCTTGAGCATATTGAGGAAATGCGTTTTTTAAATGTTCTTTAGTATGTAAATCTGAGTAGATTATACTAGCCGCATCAGAAAAATCTGGTAAAGAGGAGTTTGGATCAACAAATACGGACTCCGCTGGCATTTGTTTTATCCTTAAAGCTCCAAGACCGTTTTCAGCAGACCAATCTGGGTAAACATATAAATAAGAAAGTCCTTTTACGATAAAAGACTTAACAGCATTTCTAAAAGCTACTCCAGCCTGAGAATCAACCCAAACCCTGTCTAATATTTGAGAATATATCCAAGAAAGTTCTGAATCAGTTTTTCCTACAGGTATACAATGCCACTGAGGTGGTGCGGCCGCCACATTAGCTAATATTTGTTCAACCGCAGGCCTTATTTTATTGTTAGACTCGGGCGGTTGCCCAACGCTAACCAAATATTCTTTTTGCCTATTAGATAACTGAGAACCTAAATAGAACTCCCAGTCTTCCGCCATTTGGTATCTATATTCACTAGAAGTGCTTTCGTATAATTGATATTCATCTCTAACCGAGTCGGCTGTTACGTCTTCGTAAGTCTCATTTTTTGAAATATCTGGTAAAACGCCGTACTTCTTAGCCATTAGATCGCCTTTTCATTGTCCCTATTTTACTAATAATAAGGTATTTAAGCATATATAAATTCACCAGTCTCCCAATCTACTCCGCTAAAGCCTCCAGACTTCTCTGTCCACTCTCCATTTTTAAGCTTTAAATGAGGAGCAAACACATCTTCGGTTGCCCATCTAAGCGCATCAAGCGTATCTTTCTTAAACTGTCCATGTTCTTTAAAGGAAAGAAGTTCGTTTTCAAGCTCATCATGTTCTTCTTTTAAAAACATAGCTTTTGATGCAAAAAGTGGTTGCATTTCTTTAATTCTAAAATATTTTGTTTTGATCGCATCTTTTGCAGATATATTTAAAAATCTTCCAGTTCTTTTTGACTCTCTTATTAAATAATCAGATAACATAACGTGACCAGTTTTTTCAACTCGTATATCTCTTGGGTGGTATTTATCTGCAAAATTCATAATTTGAGTAGCGCCATCCATAGGTGAAACCTGCCCTCTAAAATAATCTACCACATAAATATTATACTCTGGATCGACGGCAACACACATTACAACTGTATAATCTGCTTTTACGTTTTCACTTGAAGCTGGATCAACGCCTATAAAAATATTTACTGGCACTTGTGTTTTTCTACCCCCATCTGTTCTCATTATAAAGTTTTTTCCACCCTCATGTATATATCTACCATCCCAATATTGAATATGTTCCTTTTTAAATACTCTAAAAGCATCGTCCATTGGTATATTTTGATACTCTTGATAAAAATAAGCTATATCACCCTCAGATTTTAATCTTTCTTTTTCTGCTTGTAGCCACTTATAAGGTCTTCTGTCTGGCCAAAGAACTTTTGGTGTTTTTCTTCCTTTTTCGTAAACCTCTTTACCCTCACTAACAAAAACTCCGCTTTTTGTTTTTTGCACTACAGATTGATAAAATAAGGATTTCCAGCCCTTTACTTTATATTTACCTCGCTTATCATACGCTTTTGGCCCTGCAATTCTGTTTAAATACGCATCTTCATCAACAATAGTTCCAATAAAACATAATTTTGCATCACCTGAAGCTGGAATTACGACAGCATTGAGCCATCTTCTAAACTTTTCACGCGCCATAGGAGTATTTGAGTTAGCCTCACCTTCTCCATCGTCAATTATTGTTAACGTAGGTCGATATGCTCCATATTTTAAACCACGAACCTTTTGTCCAGTACCACGAATTAAACATTTACACATAACTGAAGGATTTCCGTCTTCATCATAGCTTCCTATGATCTCTTTTTCCTCTTTTCCCCATATTTTACCCATTCTGTTGCCAAAAAAGTAGTGAATATTAGGATTATACTCAATTTCGTTGCCTAAAGACTCTAAATTGTACTTAGATTGCATCTCAGATTCAGAAATTAGCAAAATAAAACGCTCTTCGCCGAACAAAATACGGTGTAGCGGAAAAATTAAATTTATAAATGTCGATTTGGCATGATCTCGTGGAGCTACTACAGCTATTTTATCACCAGATTTCATTTTTAACAGTTCTTGAGCTATTTCTCTGTGAAATTCTGGAGATTTGTTCCTTATATGATAGTGCATAGAGTTATCTTTGTCGCCAAAAAGTATTTCAGCAAATGTAAATATATCTAAATACATAGCTTTTAACAGATCTCGCCTTTCGTCGTTAGATAAATGCTTTAATTTTTTATCAGGCTTCACCATGTCCTATATTACAAGTCTTAATAATTTCATTTAATTGCTCTATTTCTGCTAAAAGGTCTAATATTATACCGGCAACACGTCCATTTACAGGCATTTTTTTACCTTCAATTACGATCCAACCAGTTTCAGCTCTATTTATTTCGAACTCAGTTTTTTGTAATAGTTCTTTTTTTACTACTTGTTCCAACGTATTCTTCTTCTATAAACTTTTTACGTATACCAGCCAACTGTTTTATTTGACCGTCGCTTAAAGCTATTATACCTTCTGTATGCTCTTCTGTCTTTTCTTTTGCGTTATGACCTAGTAATTCACTTACTTTATTTACAGCATTAAGTCGTGTTGCGGCTGGGGTTTCTGAGTTTTCTGCAAGTTCTCTATATTTTTCAGTTACCCAATCATCATCAAGTCCACTATCAACTAATTTATCTCTCATATTCATTGCTACTCTCCTTTTAATATAGTCACGCTTGAGTAATGCCATGCCACGTCTAAGCGCTTGGGTTGGGTTGTTGTCTGAATAGACAGACTGATAGGCATCCACGATACTGTCTGCTGTCCACATACCGTGGTCGTTGACGCTTCCGCACTTAGTGAGGTTGTCAACAAAAGCGTTTTGTAGTTCGGTTGGTCTGACATCTCTAGTTAACCCTTTCCCTTTATAGTAGTGATCATTGTGCCAATCTTTTTGTTTAGACGCGTAAATATTTTTTTTATACGTCGGCCTATTTCCATATCCAGTTCTGATGTATGTGACTGGTTTCTTCGACGTTTTTGGATTTTTAGTAGTTCGTCCAAATACTTTGATGACTTTACCGTCGGCGGTTTTAATCCAGTCCCCCTTGCGAGCATCACGCCAATTAGCAACGGGATTAATGCCATGATTAGTACAGTCAGGATATTCATACAGCTCGAAGCTCTTTCCTCTGCATTGGACAAGCTTCATACATTAATTGCCTAATAATTCTTTTTCTATTTCAGCGCGTAAAGCTTTTACGTTGTTTGCAGTTATTTGGCCGTCTCTTCTAATGTCTAGATCGGGAGATAACATAGATTGATACTCATGAATAGCGTCGTCTGCTTTTTGTCTTTCTTTCGGTGAATTATAGCTTCCTAAATTTTTTCCTTCTTGTTCGTTTAATATTTTTCCTTTGTGCATACCAGCGTCTAATTGGTAATGTTCTTTACCGTCGTCGTCGTGCCACTCGTAAGAGCGCGTATTTATATTAGACCGCTTTCCTTTTTCTAATATATCTTTTACCATAGGAAATTCGTCTAAACCGAGAGGAATTTCTCCTTTATATTCAACGTCGTGCTTGTCAAACACTAAGTCTTGAAGGCTTTTTTTATCTTTTTTGGGAACTTCACCGCCTTTTTCATACTTTTTAAAAACGCCAGATAATTTTTCGCCGATCTTATTTCCAATCATACCTCCTGTAGTTGCCGATCCTAGAAAACCTGTTGGATCAACCGCAGACAGAAGGCTCGTAGCGCCTTCTTTAAAGTTACCTTGACCTATTGAGAGTCCCGCATTAGCAACATCAGCCGCAACCCCGCCAAGTCCGGGGGTTAGCCCCAGCACGGATAACGTATCCTGAACTCCCCCAAGAGGGTTTGTTTTAGGATTAGCCTTTGTAATGCTAGTGCCAATATCTTTTCCGTCTTTAAAATTTCCCCATGCAGAACTCATGTCTTTACCAAGCACCATGTTAGTATGGTTGTTGTTTGCATTGTTCTCAAATGTACTATATGATTGCTCTACTTCTCCACCATTTTCATATTTTTTAAATCTATTAGCCATCGTTGGGTTGATTGCACCCATGAAGCTTTTGCTTTTTTTACTCATATTACGTCCCAAATATTGCGAATAACAGTCCTCGCGCCCAGAGTATGCTTGCAGTTCCTAACATTACCCATCCTATATCTATACATATCATAATAGCATTAAAAAGGAAGATCGTCTCTTTTCTTTTCATTTTTATCACTAACCTTAACTGAAATATAGGTTACGCCTGATTTGCTAACCCTTTTCCAGCCAGCTAGCGCATATTCTGTACCACGCACTTTAACCGTCCCTGTGTAGTTTGGTTTGTTGTCGCTCTCATCCTCTTTGTATGAGTTCTTAAATAACGATCCATTACCGTCTTTTAATTCAAAAGCCATTTATAGCCTCCTTTTTATTTATCTAAAAATAATATT